TCCGGCGGCGATTTTATAACGACATCCATTATAATATAAATTATGCTCATTCCACGCAACAAATCCAGAATGAGGCGTTTCGTCTTGCCATACTTCGCCCTCCAATACAGGTATCTTAAAGAATAACTTTGACGCATCCAAAGCAAAGTCGTCTATGTCGTGCGGCGCAATATATCCAGCAATCGCTTGAATCGCACTTGACGGATTTAAGGAATCTTTTCCGAATAAGTCGTAAGCCGCAATCTTGTAATAATATTCCGTTCCAATAGGGTCGTCATCATCCGCCTTGTCGGTAAAAGCAGAACCAGTTCCATCATAAATAAGCGTTCCATCATTCCAATCAAAATTTGACGTATAAGAACGCTTTATTAAATAACCCGCTAAATCCTTCTCGCTATTTGGATTCCATCGCAGGAATATAGAACGAATAGCCGTTTGAGAAAAGAAATTTTGAACACTTGCACACTGCGGATTATTAACTGTTAATTCCGCCGCATGTTCCGATATTTGATTATATTTATCTCTCGCCCATACTCGAATTGTAAATTCTCTGACTGCTCCCGATTCCCCGCCATCCTCCGCATTTTTTTCATAGGTATATGTATATTCAGCATCTTGTAAATACTCAACACGCTTTGAAACGCCGCCATGAAGTATTTCAACTTTATAATCTAAAAAGTAGTCATCTTTTGCGCCTGCGCCAGCTTCCAATTCATTATTATTCATTCCCAAAAACTGTTCTCTTCCCGATGACGAATATTCTTTCCATCGAAACTTCGCATGTTTTCCTTGCCAAATATTATCATTCCCCTGTCCCCATAGTTCAAGACCTTTTATATCTCTCGGTGCGACTTCCAATTTAACTGTTATTGAACCAGTGGGCGATTCGGTAAAATCCGTTTTAATACCAAACCTCGACACGGATATTACCTTAACATAATATTCGTGACCAGCAATTAAATCCTTTATGAAATACGTATTTTCGGACGTGTCGCCATGCTTAACATATCTTTGTCCGCCATCATCAGAAACCCATATTTCGGCATGATGCCATAACCCGAAATTGGTCGGAACGATACCAGTTTCGTCATAATCCAACGTTTGCGGTATATCATATTGAACAACAATTGTCGCTTCCTTTTGTGGAACGTTTCTTAATATTAAATTCGTCACATACGGCGGTTTTCGTTTCCAGTCCGGCAAGTCGGAATAATTTATTGGATTGAGAATTAAATCAGTGTCATCATATAATTCATCATAATATTCTATCGCACTTATTTCAACTTCGTTTTCTGCTGTATGTTTTAATTCAAGAATGCGAAACGGCTTTGCTTCTATGTTTTGTTGTCCTATGGAATAAACGTCATAATCATTTGGAAGCATATCATCGCCCCAAACAGACTCAACGGTTATAACCGAACCGGCAACATACGCTCCGGCAGGCGTTGTTATCCTTTTATCAATAATCTGGTCATTCGACAATTTGACTTTAATATAATAGGTTATTCCTGATTCCAAAACAACTTGATTACGTAGAACGATTTTGTTTGAAAACGCTCTTTCTACTCTTCCGCTTGACACGCCCCAAACAGGAACATCATGAGCAAATAATATAATATCCATCGGTTGACAACAAATCGCATCAATGCCCGCCTTGAACGTTATATTGCGCACCAGTTGACATACCTTTAAAATCCACGCCGCCACCGCCCTCGCTTGTATTTCTCTCGTAATGGCAGGCATAAAAATAGTTTTCTTATAAAGTGGGCGATTCTCCATTAGGTCATCTTCATTTATGAGCGATATAATGTCCCTTTTATAATCAATATCTTCATTGTTAAATTCCAGTTCTATACAATTATAACGCTCACGCCTTGATATAAACGACTCCGAAAAAGTCCCCTTGATAATATTTCCCATCGCAAACATTTGAACCGGCAAACCTTGACGCTCAACCTTAACCATAATGCGTCCAGAACTCCAAAAAGCAAAAGCGCGAAATGAACTGGTCATTTGCGCAATCATGTCTAACGCTTTATAAGCAACATCACAAACGAAATTCATTGTGAATCTCGGAACCTGTTCACCAGAATCGCCAATCAACTCATCACAATAATTCGCTTCATCTAATAACAAATTAAGCGTATCTTCATTATAGGGAACAACAAACCCACCACAACCAAAACGATCATTTTCCACAAAATCACGAACGCACCATATCGGATTTTGTGAATATTCAACACTGTCCGTAGAACCATTCCATATTTTAACTTTGCGCCCTTCACATAACACCGAGACAAGCGGAAACGTGCCCGATAATTGGTCGCTCGCTTTTGCCTTAATTCCCAACAAAGCAACGTTCGGGTATGTTAAAGTATTATATTTTACCTCATCAACCGCTGATAAATAAGTCTCCACGCTGTTTGTGGTTTTTTGGACACCAGCAGTTTTGCCAACCGAAATTTCATATTTTCCGGCGGTTAAATTTGATATTTTTTTTTGGAATCGAAACGTTGACATTATTTTTTGCTTGTATGATATTGAAACCGATTTCCATTTAGAATCAAGAACAGGCTCGACCATGCGGTATTTGATAACGACAGTTATTTCCTGTCCCTTAATATCTCCTTCATCATCAACTTTATACAACCCACTCGGACACGAAAAATGCAATACCAGTTCTTCTACATCGCTATTATATGTAGTGTAATTTCGCCATGTAGTATGAACAGCGTCGTCTTTGCCTTCTATCACCAGTCTATATTCATTGCCGAGCGAATAATAATTATGTATATTTCCAAATCCTGCGATAACAGCCTGCTCATCACTCCCCATTCTCGTATATATATTGACGTCTTTATAATTTGTTATCGGATTATTTTCCAAAAGGATTTTGTCGCCAATACTTGACAACGATACATTATCAGAATCGGTTGTTGCGCCTGCAATAGATTGAAATTCGCCCTCGCCCAAAGCAAGAAGCAAATACATATAATCAATGTTATTTGTAGTCTCAACATAATAATCTATGATATTACCGCCCAACCGCTGTTTTCCATAAACAATCGGAATCGGATTTTCGGGGTCGCTACTTGTAGATACACCATCCCAGCCATACGTATTGGAAACATCATCGCCGCCTCCGCCTTGCTTTGGCGTGCGTGGTCGTGAAATCATATATAAACCAACCAATACGCCAGCCGCAACGACACCCGAAATGGCATACGCTATGACTCCGGTAATGCTTATTGCTTTTAATGCCGCAAGAGTAATAACAAATATCGAAACAGGGTCTTTGACTTCGGGTTTAATTAATATTTCATCATCGGGATTAACTATATCAAACAAATTTTCCGGCTTGATTGTTCCATATAAGGACGAAGTGATTATATGATTGGAATGATATTGCGGCGGAATTATATCAGCATACGTCATGCCTTCCTTAATATCAACGTTTATCTCTTCTCTTTTTGTCCAATCCAACGGATTTAATATGATAATGATTTTCATTTATGCAAAACCGCCTTTATCAACGCATCAAAATTGCCAAAAAAACGCCGTAAATGCCTTAAATTCGCATTTTGTTGGACGGAGATATATGTCTTATGGTTTTTAATCTAAAATGCCCCTGTGCGCTTTTAATCTATAAACGCCTCGCAACAATGCTTTTCCGTGCATCAGCAACGAAACAACAACAACACCATGAGAACGAGAAGCGTGAATATAATTGTCTCTGGTAATCAATATTCCGAGATGATTCAAGAACCCGCCTTCGCCCACAAACAACAACAAATCATTCTTCTTGCGTTCTCTATACGGAACCTCAATAAAATGACTCCCGATGTTTTGATTTATCGTTTCTTGATTGTTTTTGTTATCTCTATATTGATAATCAGGCAAATCATAATCACAAACACGTTTATAATACGCCAATACCAGTCCATAGCAATCATACCCTTCTTGACCTCGTCCATTATCAAGAAACGGCAATCCAACAACAGAATAAATAAAATCATCATAGTTTCCCATAGCGATATGTCGGCACTCCTTTAAACGCTCCATACCTTGTATTATTTTTATGCCGCTCGCAATCCTCAATTGTTTTGTTGCACTCATCAGGGTCATTTGCATCAAAACCGGTCGGCATAGAACCATTCGCCAACCAACAACCAACACCCTTATAAATGTGCTGGCATCTATCCCGCAAAAACTTTCGTTTTGGAACCGAAACCCGCAATAAGTCTAAACCACTATGCAACGTGAATTCCGCCGCCTGTTCGTTGGCAACACACGAATCGACATAATAAATATATTCAACATGAGCATCAGGGTCATATAACAAATCAGAAAAAACAAGCCGGATTGTTATTTTGCAATCCCTTAAACCTTCCTTCGATTCCAAATAAACCTGAAC